GATACCTTGGAAAAATTCGCACACGAAGCGGGTGTAAATCTCGATTCTGTCCGAGAACACTTTGGACTTGAAAAAGCATATCTCCAAGAAGGTTCCGGTGGATACTCACACCGAGGCCAAGGCGACGAATACGGATCCGGCGAGGATGCCACCGAGCCATCCTACCCAACCCTCCCTTCTCCAAGCGGCAATCAAACCGTAATCAAGACCAATGTTCCTTCGATGGGCTACAATGCACCATCTGGCAACAAGAATGTGATTAAGGGAGAAGACTTGACCCCTCAAGCACTTGAGCGAGGATATGGCGCATACGCCGCAATCCGTGACGAACAATCTCTCAAAGGACTTGTTGAGAAAGAATGGAAAGCCCGCTACGATGCTGAAACCGTTCAAGCCATGCAAATCCAAAAGCAATCCGATTTCGGAGGCCAAATTGCGGCTCTACGACAAGAAATTGCTGGACTACAACATCAAAACACCGACCTTCAAAAGTCTGTGTCACCAACTCCAAGTGAAACCAGTGTTCGGGTTCCTTCTCACGAAGAATTCAACGCAATGGGTTCAGGACTTGACGGATGGCGAGCCGCAGAAGACCTTGCCCGACGCGCACTGCGGGGCGAGTAAATTAAAAAACCGATAAATGGAAGTGAATAATATGGGAAGCACAGGATACCTACGAACAATCGAAGACATGGAACGCCTCTACTACGGTGCAGGCGCAGGCGCAAACGCATGGGCTTATTCGGGAACGGATTTGCTCAAGGCTGATTCGCCTTTGACATCATCAACTGCCGGAACCTACCAAGCGATCTTCGGTCGCAAAGTCTGGTCGCAATTGAATCAAGAATTTAACGCCTTTTCAATCCTACCTAAGAAACCTTGGGAAAAGAGTGGATGGCGTGTCGTCACCTCAAAGCCGGACTTTGGAAAGGGCGGCGGTGTTGCTGAAAACGGAACACTACCTGAAACCTCCAAGCCTTCTTTTGAGCATGTTTCAACCAAGCCAATGACTGTTGCTCACACCTTCGACTTGTCGGAAACTGCAATGTTCCTCGCTGATAAAGACGATGGACTTGGCGATGCAAGAGCCGTTATGAAAATGGAAATGGCAAAGCATCACGCTGAACACATTAACCGAATGCTTCTTGAGAATGTCGATACCCTTTCGGGCAACGGCTTTGAATCTCTTGACCGTTGCACCTCATCTTCTTTTACTGAAAGTGCAACTGATTTCGTTGATGCTATCACCGACCACAACCAATACAGCATCACCCGAAACGGTGCTGGTGCAGGTTCTCGTCAATGGTATGACTCCAATGTAGATGCAGGGGCCGCAGGTGCAAACCGAGCATTGTCCCTCAACATCATTGATGGAATGTTCCGAGAAGTCTGGGAACGGGGAGGTCAGCCAAAGGTTATCCTCACTGGATACGACACTTTGGAAAAGATCCAACAACTACTCCAACCTCAACAGCGTTTCACTGAAATGAAGCGTGTGGTTCCCGGCGTAAATGGTGTCAAGGGTGTTCCCGGCATGGAAGCCGGTTTCGTCGTTGCTACTTACAACGGTGTTCCTATCATCCCTTCAAAGGATGTTGAAAACGAATCTGGTGGCGCAATGTCACGCATGTATTTCCTCGATACGGACTACATGTATTTTTGCACTGCAAAGCCAACTCTTTACCACGAAAGCGGAATTGAAACCGGAGATCCATTCGGTATCAACCGACTCGGACAAATGGGATTGTTTCATACAATGGGCGATCTATGGCAACTCTTCTACGGCGCACACGGCAAGGTTCGTGACATTACCGCTTGATGAAGAAAGAAAAATGGAAGTGACATACAATGACTGAAAATAGCAACATTACAGAAGCAGAAGCCGCCACCAAGGTTATCCTTGATACTCGACTACCAATTGGTGCATCACCTGATAGCACCGCTTGGCAGGCTCAATTAGCCTCATCTTCAACTACCGATGGTGCAGTGCAAGGCGCACTAAACCTCTTGGTCGTTGATGTATTCATCACCGCACACAGCACCGCAACTGTCTTCTCTTTGGATGCTGTTGCGGCGGCAACCTCGATTACAGGCGTTTCTGGTTCAGAAGTCGTCAGTGTTCTTGGTGTTCAAAACATCTCTGGTGGCTTTGAAGTGCCTACGCTCATTCGCAACGATGGTGCAACAGTGAAATTCACCACTGCAAGCGGAACAGCAGGCGACACCCACCGGATCTCAATTCTATACCGTTGAGGTGTTTGATTTGACACTATCGCTCACCTACAAAGGGTGGAGGAATTACACCGAATTAAAAATCGGTGACACATCCTACGGATTTGCACCGGGAATGACTCGCACCGATATTCCTAAAGAATTCATTGAAGAAAAAATCATACCTTCACTGGCATTCGACGCTACAATTTGGGTTGTCGAAGGGCATGAAGCCGTTGAAAAGGCTAAGGCTCAAAAAATGGTTGAAGCAATTGAAACTCCAAGCGAGGAAAGGGAGGAATCGGCTACCGAGCCAATGCAAGCAAACGCGCCGGTCGATAGCGATACTCCTGATTACTCGTCACTTACTCGCGCCAAACTAATGTCTTTGGCAAAATCAAAGGGGCTACCTGTTTCACCTTCGGACAAGAAACTCGATTTGATTGCCCGACTACAAGGTGAATGAACATGGGTGTCACCAAGCATTCACTTGACGATGGCGACGGGCGTTATGGCTCGCGTGTTCGCGTGAATCGTTTGGTGTATGATTTTGTTGCTGGCGATTTAGACGGCCTTACAACAAAATCAGTGACTTTTCCTTTGAATGGCAAAATCCATAAAATCATTGTTGATCCTACGGCATCAGTTATTGTGGATGGAACCTCAACAACAGGTATCTTTGAATTGATTGATGATTTGGGCTATCCTTATCATGCGGCAATATCGGCACTGGACTTCTCGGCGGATTCAACCGCCGTTTATCAATTTCAAACCTCCGAGGGGGCGGCAACCGGTGATGGAACGCATAACGATGCAAACCATTTGGTAGTCTTTAGTGGAAAATCACATGATGGCGCACTGCCTAAAACCCTTAACGGGGCGGGTGCGGCGACAGTCATGGATGATACTACGCCTTGGACTGGTCTGGTGTGTGGCACAATCACCCTTAGAATTACAAGCACCGCTAAAGCATGGACTTCGGCGGCTGTTATCCGAGTAGTAATTTATTACGAATGATAATCACTAAATAGAAAGAACAAATACAAAGAGATGAGCGCAATGGGAACGACAACAGCAAAAACAACAAAAAGACAATCGGTAAGCGGTGGTCGAATTACCACTTTTCATTCAGTCAAATTCACCGGAACATACTCCGTAGGCGGAGATTCTTTTGATGCAAATGCAGTATCCGGCCTGTCAAATGTAGATGATGTAAATGTCGTTTCTGGACAACTTGATGGATTTACGGTGCTATACGATTACACCAACAAAAAACTTAGAATTTTAGCCCCCTCCACCCAAGCATCCGGTGATGCAGTCGATCATGCGGCGGCGGCGGCACAGCCTATGGTGGAATATCCTAATGGCGGAGATGCAACAGGCATGGCGGATCTTATTGTTCACATTACCGGAACTCGGTGAAGCCCACTGAAAAAAGGTGGGTTTTTCAATGAGTCTTACATTACAAGAAATTGACCTTGAAACCTCTATTGAGATCCAAAAGCGACGGAACACCCGTATGCTTGAAGTAGCAACAAATGAGGGGTCTATTGCTGAATCTGAATCGCCTTTTAGCGGGCGGAATGTCAGAAATGCACCAAATAAGAAAGTCGAAATCAAAAAGCGTGAACGCTTCGATATTCAAAACATTGGGTCTGGAACCCGTTGCCATTCATGCGGTATGCTACACTTTTGTTGGACTCCAAGGTGCGCTGTTTGTTCAGCACCTATGCACTTTAATATGGGGGGGCATCATAAATGAGTAAAAAAGCATTTGAAGTCGGAATGGATTTATTGAAAGCACAGCCATGCCCCGTATGCGGGTCTATTGGTGCTGAAATCGGCGCAGGGTGTCCTGTGCAAGCCCCTGCTATTGCTTGCCCCATCCGCCGTAAAGAAACGGCTCGATCCCGTCGCACTGAACTATCTCGCATTGGCGGGCAAAATGATGAAGTCCCAATGTCTCTTGAAGAAATGAGGGCGGCATTCATTCATAACAAGTCGGATGAGAAAGACTGGTATGAAGACTCAACGAGAGATAAGGAATTGGAATCAACGCCAAACAGAAAGAAAAAAGAAATTGATTTTCACTCATCTCCGCCGCCAAACATGAAACCAAAAAAGCAAACATCCTCTTTAATCGACCGAGCAAGAAAGGCAAACAAAGAGAATCCAAGACCGGGCAGTGCTGATTACAAGAAAGAATGAGATTGGTGAATATGAATGGCGAGAATCTTCAATCCGGGACATAGGCCAAATCAGCCTTTGTATCCTGATGATTTAGTCTATACCACCGTTCAAAAAGTGTCGGACTTTCTTCAATTGCCTTTGCCCGATCCTGTGGCATTGTCGGCCAATTCAAGCATAGACGGTAGCACATTGAAATTACCCATCACTGGTGCGGAATTCCGCCGATGGGGATATACAACCGGCGATAAAATCCTCGCATACAGCAATTCTAATTCTGTTGGAACAGAATACACATTGACCGGCACATCATCGGCAGGCAGTGGTAATGTCAATTTGTTGGTAGCAAAGGTTGGTTCTGAATCATTCACCACCGCCGACGCATCATATATCCAGCACCTTTCAGGCATTACTGCCAGTAAAGAGCGAGGCATTCAAAGACTCCAAGTAGAGCGTCTGATTAAAGAAAAACAAGATTACATCGACAAAATATGCCGCATGGCATGGCGACCGCAAATAGTAGTAGATGAATACCAAAACTTCACTACATTCAAGCCTTATCGTCGCCGTTATTATACCGATTATGTGGGTGCAGTGTATTTGCATAACCGATCCGTTCAACAATTGCTACGATTAAGTGTTTGGCAGGGTGATTTTTACAGGGAATTAGCGTCATGTCGAATCAAAGTGCAAGTCACTAAAGCCGAGAGCATATCAGCCTCCGAGAAGATATTCTTATGTCCGGGCGCAAATGGAGTAGCAACACTTAGCCGAGGCACTACAAGCACCACATGGGATGGGACATTTGGGGCTAAAACAATTGCCAACAACATTGCCAATTTGATTAACAAAGACACTGCTACGAATAGGGGCGTTATTCAACTTGGTTCTTTGACCGAGGGCGTTGATGAAGACGGAACGGCTGTTCCTTTGAATCTAAATGATGAATTCCTCGCAACTGCAAACAGCGACCAAGGCGACGGTATGCTTGTGATAAGCAGTATGCGTTCAACAGAAGACGGTGCGGATTCAACAATTGCCACCACCAACAATGACGGTTCTTTTGTATTCTCCAAAGGTTCTACTCCATCCTCGACAGTAGCCAGTGTATCGTCGCCTGCTTTCACTGTTGCCGATGGTAGCCTATTTACCGCTAAACATGGCTTGGTGTATATACTCAATCCAAGCGGCGAAGATCATGTTGCTCTTTGTTCTCGTTCAGGCAATGTCTTTACCGTAGTGACCGACCTTACAAGCACATTTTTGGCTAATGTAAGCGGCGCAACAGTGTATCAGCAAAGAATGGCAACCGATGTTAATGATGAAGAACGCCAAAAAGACTATTGGGTTATGGAGGATAACGGCGCAATCATGTTCAACAATCAATACCCATTCTTTGAAAATCACAGCCTCAAAATATCCTATATTTACGGAGAGCGATATGTCGATAAAGTCATTGAGAATTGTTGCACTAAATTGGTTGCGATTGACATTTTAATGAGCGATGATTATTCCGTCATGTTCCCTGAAGGAACTCAAGGAATGGATTTGTCGTCAAAAATACAAAAAATGGATGAAGAGGTCAAACGCTTACTTATTCCGTATCAAGAAAGCATTATTGTTGCGGGCATGGGTGGTTAATTTGGCCGATAATGTGTGGGAATTGCACATGAAATTCTGTGAAGAATTGGCCGTTGCCCTTAAAAAATACGATGCGGTTTCTTCTGGTTTATCCGGCAAAATCGCTACTGCGAAAGACCTTTTAATGATTAAAGAAAAAGAAATGGATATGGATGACGGCCAAAAATCCACCGATGAAGAATTAGAAGAGAATGTGGATATACAACTAAAAAACAGTGGCCCTCAAAAACGAGTCGAAACTGCTTTCAACAAATTGATGGAGGTTATTGAAGGTGGCTCTTGATGCAATACAGGCTGTTGCCAATTTGTTGAATACGAATTGGAATATCTCACCTAAACCTTCGATTGAAGACATTACCATTTTAGATCGTGGCGAAGGAAAAAGAAACCGATTGCTCGACCAAGATGTGATACGGATTTTTGAAACAGCACATAATGAAGCACAGCCCGAACTGCTTTTTGACTTCGCAAATGTTCATGTCAATTTGACAATAGATATAAGAACTGTTAAGGGGCGAAGCCGCTTGGGTCAATTAAGGGATGAGGTAAGGCGGATAATTCATAATGTTCGGAAAGGCGATGGAGATAATTTCGACAGAATAATTTTCAAAACGAGAACCGATCTTAGTGACAGAAGCAAAAAACTATTCCGATATACGATGCAGGCAGAAACAATAACATTTGCAGTGACATTACCGGATTTGTAGAATAGGTGAATAAAATGGTTAATACAATTTACAAGGGCGACTTAGCAGAAATCTCATGGGGTATGGAAACCGGACTCACGGTTAATGGTGTTGGAGACGGCACAGGATTCGCTCATGCACCTCACGCCACCCAAGCCAATACCACAGTGATTACTTTTGGTGCGGCATCACCTTATGTCGATACAACCCTTGAATTCCCCGATAATGCCCTCGTTGGTTGCATTCTCCGCCTATCAGGGACTACAAGCGGTGGCTTATCAGTCGATTATTACGCAACAACCCGCCGAACATTTTACATCACGGCAAGCGATACCACCAACAAGACAATCAACATTCAACCGGCTTTGCTTACGGGGGCGGGTAATGCCGCCGGAACCGATATTCTCACGATTGACAGCGTTCAATGCCCCACTGCTGATTTCACCATGACTGATGCGGCGCAATTTGTTAAGACAGACCAATTCTTCGGTTTGCTCAATTCTTTTTCTCTTCCTGAGCCTGAAATTGATGTGCGAAAGCAACACATTGTTGGCATGGGTCGAGATGTGAATGTCCTCACCAGTGGGCGAGAAACTCTTAGTGGCGGTAGCATGAATCTAAACGCTCATACGCTACGCTGGGTGAAATACGCCCCTGGCGGCCATAGTGCAAGAAGCAAGGGCGAATTCGTGCATGTTGCGTCGGATAATACATTGACGGTCGGTAGTCAATTGAATAACAAAGACGCAACAAAAGTATATGCGGCTCAAGAATTTGAAGGAACAACAATTGATACTCTTTCGGCTCTTTCAACTACTACGGCGACAGGGGCTACCAATTTAGACGGCAAAAACGCACTTTTGGGTGCAAAGACCGCAGGGGGCGATCCAACAACAATCAACGCCGATACAAGCAATTTTGCTGAAACACATGAAGTCGTTAGAACCACAGGCGGAGTATTCAAAACATTAAGTGCGGCTGGCTTGGTATTATACGGGTCTTACACGGCATTAGGCACTCCCACTCGACTTAGCGGTTGCGCCGATATTGATACTGGCGCAATGGCGATTTGTAGAACTGCTGGCAAAGTCGTGTATATTTTAGCACCAATCAACGGTTCAGTGGATCTCGCTGTTGGAGATACAAGAATAAATGTCGGTGCAACAATTAGAGCAAAATTCACTGTTGGCGACTATGTGCAACTCATTGACAAAGACACCGTAGAAATTCCCGGTTCTGATGCGACCTTGCCCTCCATCCATAAGCATGAAATCCGTCGAGTTATTGCGGCCAGTGGCGACTACATTTACATTGAACAGCCTTTGTTATTCCCTCACCTCGTCGCTTCATGTGGCCTTGAAAGAATCGCATACCTCACCGATAATAAGCGAGGTAGCCCGCACATTGACGCAACAACAAAGGGACTATCCTTTGGAGTAGAACACACCATTTACGGCCACACCCATTTGCCGACCTTTATGGTTGAACAATCGTTCCGCCGAACCGATGATACGGCAACCCATTCCGATACACCAACTGTTTCATCTGGTGGTGCTGAACAATTGCTACGCCTTTACAATGGCTGTAAAATTAACAGTGCAAGCCTTGAAGCCGATACGGAGGGCGAATTGAAAATCTCTCTCGACTATGAAGCAACACGGCACTACACCGATACTGCAAACAAATTCTATCCACATCGAATGTTTGAGAACACTGCAAATAGCGCAGTTAATCGTAAAGCATCAGGCATTGCAGTCGATGGCGAGAAGCCGTATTTGTTTCAAGACATGAGCATTGAAATTTTCGGACAAAATGTTCTCCGAGGAACTTCTTTTAACATTGGCGTGAATAACGGCAATACTGCTCGCTGGTATATCCGAGGATATGAAGGCGCATCAGCCGATACAGATCAAGTCCAACACGGAGGAACCCAATTCGCAACTGATATTACCGAGGCTCAAAGGAATTACACCTTTTCCTTCTCGGCAATCATCGAAGACGACCGGCTATGGGATCAATTAAGAACCCGCCGACATCATAAAAACACAAACGACATCGTAATTCGTTTGAACAAACCCGGTTCAGGGGCAACACGCCAAAGTGCGGTAATCACAGTAGAGGATTACACCATTGCCAAGGCCGATCATCAACTCCCCGACGATAAGGGGGCTGTGACAGTGGAGGTTGAACTTATTGTTCGGCACATGAAAATCACTGAAACAAGCCCATATCTCACCCTATGAGAGCCTTTAAGAGGGATAACAAGAGGTTGTAGAATATGCGATTAAGCGGAACAGTGACAGTAAATGGGGTTCGTGTAGCCCTCGATTGGACTATATTTGGGAATAGAATTGAAGCAGGGCCGGGATTGCCATGCGATAATGTGCGCTTGCATATACCAATGGCCGACTTAGGCAATTCCTCCGGCAACATTCTCCCTCTTGAAGAAACAGCAGTGTTGGATGTAGAACTGCCCGATGAAGGGCCGTATTCTCAATCCAATGTCACTGAACTACGCGTTCTATTGAAGCAAAGGGATTTGACCGTATCTGGGACAAAGGCTGAACTTATTGCTCGCTTGATCGAAAACGACAACAACGCCACTGAAGAAACCGAAGCGGAGAGCGAAGGAGAGAGCGAAGATGGCGTTGAAGAGTGATTTTATACTTACGACGGAATCTATTCGTCACGAATTAGATACCCCAAAAGGCACTTTAATTGTTTATGTTAAGCCTATTTCATGGATCCAGCAACAAGAAGCATTGTCGAGATTCGTTGATTTTTCAGGCAGTGACGATAGCGGCAATGTTGCACCAAAAATTGATTTGGGCGGCTACTGGCGTTATGTATTCACTAATTGCATTGACAAAACCGAGCCGCTAATGTCAAAAGAAGAATTGCTAAATTTGCATCCCGATGTGGGTTCTGTAATTCAAACGGTATTGCCAAGCATTTTTGAGATTATTGGATCCTTTGCAGGCGGCGACTCCCCTTTGGCTTAAGCCATGATGATTTGAAGGCCGTCATCAATGGCGACATGCCAAAGCACATAGGGCCGACCGAACAATCTCTTTTGGCCTTTCAAACCATCACATTTGTTCTTGGAACACATTTCAATTGCCCGCCCCACATGTGGGATAATCAACCTGTTGAACGGGTGATGTTGGACTATCACTTCGTCACTATCGCTAATGAATTGAAAAGTGAAGCAATGGAAAAAGTGCAAAAAGACGCTCAACGGAAAAGCAATATAAGCGGTGGTGCTAAAAACGGGAGGCCACTACGAACAACAAGCGACAGCGCGAGCCTCGGAGATTTCTTTGAGCGTATGAATCAGGACATAAGGGAGGAATAACAATGGCCGACCAATCATACACCGATTACCTCAACATGTTTGCCAAAGCAAATGTGCCAATGAAAAAGCATACTAAAGGTGTGCAATTACTTGCTTTGAAATACAAATTACTGCATAAAACCTTTGGCCCATTTATGGATCTGTGGCTAAAAATGCAACAAGGCGTTCAAACTTTTGGAGAAGCATTAGAGGCTGTTGCGAAGCCCGTAGAAGACAGTGCGGCGGGCATTGATGCTTTAACAAAAGCAACTGGCGCAACAGTATTGAATTTCCGTAGCCTAATCCTTTCGATTACGATCATAATTGGCATAATCATGGCCTTTGTCGGTATTGTATTTTTAATGGCGGGTTCTTTTGCCAATATGGATTCGGTGATGCCGGGAACGACGGATATGATTGATGGCTTAAAAAACGCTTTGGCATCTGTGATCGAAGCAGGTAAAGGGGTTGTTGAAACCATTATGAGTCTTGACTTTTCACCTATACTTGGCCCACTTGGGATGTTAATTGGCGGCGTTGTTCAATTCATGGCTTTGGTTCTTCAGGTATATGCAGTAATCGCTGTTGGATACATGGAGATTTTTACAATGATGGGCGAAGGAGGCCAACTGCAAGCAATAATTGATGCGGTTGGAGGTGTCTTTGAAAGCCTTATTTGGGGCTTTGGATTCATCATGGCCCAACTTGAAGCAGTGGGCGTGACTGGCGGCTCTACATTAGCGGCAATTCAATCCTTTGTCAATACCTTTGTTGCATTCTTGTTTGAATCCGGCATTATTGATTTTGTTGTCGAATTATTTTCCTTTGTAGCAGAATTGGCTGGTTTTATCATCAAAGTTTCGGCTGTAATTATTGGTCTTTTAATCCGTTATATTGGCTGGTTTTACAGTAAAACAGAAGACTATTGGAAGGCATTAGCGAAGGCAATAGGTATAATTATGGTGCTTGTTGTTGGCGCATTTAGAGTGCTTATAGCCATGTGGCGGGGGATAATTGCCTTTTTTAGTGGCGATTTTGAAGGCGCATTGAAACATTTTGAAAGCGTTGGAGGGATTGTAAAAGGAGTCTTTGGCAAAGTGACAAGTCTTTTCAAAGGGATGATAGACAATTTAACTAAATTCTTTCAACCATTGGTCGATATGATTGAAGGGGTTGGCGAATTTATAGGAGATATGTTTGGTGGCTTATCTGATTTAGGGGGGGGCATAATGACCGGCCTTGGGTTCTCGGATGGAGGAATTGCTTCAGGGCCAAGTAGCGGCTATGCGGCTACCCTTCACGGAACGGAAGCGGTTGTTCCTTTGCCAAACGGTCGAACAATACCGGTTGAAATCAAAGGTGCTATGAAAGGCGGCGGAGGCGGCGATAACATCACCGTTAATATCAATGTAAGCGGCGGCGGTAATGCCAATGATATTGCCAAGAAAGTAAGCCAAGAAGTCGCAAGAACATTCCGCAATCGATCTCGGCAAAGTGGATTTGGGAGGGGTATTTGATGCCTAAAATCCAATTGCTTCGGCGCGACAGTAGCGTTATTGAATTAGACGCTGGAACAATTTCATTTGGATTCAATCGTGCAGTGGCAGTGCAAGCAATACCAGTTATTGCGGTAAGAGCCGGTATTGATATGAATTCGACAAGCGTAGCAATTAGAATTGACGGCATTTTGACCGATGATGAAGAAGCAAGTGGAGGGTCTGGTGCATCAATGACAATAGATTTGTCAATGGGTATATCTCAATCCTCGCCGGTCATCACTTGGCGGAATTTTTACATTTCATGGGCTTTTTTGCTTGCCGGATCTTATGGGGCGCAATTTACATTTCAAAGCGCAGGGCAAGTAAATGCCGGTTTAGGCGAGAATATAACCATTCGATTGACAAATGGGGCTGTGAGCAACACTGTGGCGACAAAAAGCATCATCAATGTCCGTATTGATAATACTTCAAACACTAAAGGCATTTCAGACGCAATAAATACTGCTCTTTCAAACGCCAGCGTTAAAGTCAATACTTCGACAGTCACATTCCCTTCTATTTTTACAACTACGCGTTCAGCCGGACAACAACAAACCCTTTCAACAGCAATACAAGGCAGTAGCGTGACCGATGAGAAAATTGAAATAAAGAATATATTTGTTGGAGAAGCAGGCAATGTTTCGGTTGCTAAAAGCAAAGACACCAACGGTTCACCGGGTAATTGGGATCGTCAATTTATGGTTTCAAATATGAGTGGAGGCAAAGCATCTTCAAAATCGACAAGAGGCGATAAACTCCAAGACCTAATGAATATCATTATGAATTCAAGTGCGGGTGGTGCTTTGATTAACCCTCAAGTCTTAGCAGGTGGTTTGGTGGACTTGCCAGATTCAATCTCTTCTATTGATACCTCTAAATTTTTACAAATAGGGGAAAGTAAGGTTGTTCAAAAATACATTGTTGGAGTCCGAATACCGTATGAGTCTTTGGCATCGTCTTCAACTGGTTCTCGCATTCTTCGTCAATTTATCCTACCGTCTGGCCCCGGCACTGATTTTCCGGCAGTGACAAACACCAGCGAATATGATCCAACCGATACCGTAAATGGTGCATTGGTGCGGCCAAATCCATTTTTCAAACAAGGAATCGCCATCCCTGCCGTTTTAACTTCATTTGAACCTTCATACGAAGCGGGGGATTCAGTGTGGACATATTCATTATCCCTCGCCGCCGTCGAACAAATGGTGGGAATTTAAGTGGGCGTTCACTTAATCAAAAGTCAAGCAATTCGCTTTAACGGCGTGACTGATGGCATTGTTGTTCCTACGGGGCAATATCGTGAATCTGGCGTTGATTTGCTTGGCCCCGCCTATGATGCAACAAATCCATCACCTACAACTACTACTCGAAAAAGTCACGCTACCAAAATTGGCCGTTTGCATTTACCAAATCAAAGTAATTCACTGAATGCCATTTTTAATGACTTTACAATAGACGCTTTCATAATCCCTGATTCTGGCGGCGTTGTTGTAGAGAAGCCCGGTTGTTTCATTTTGAAGGTCGGTGAACCTTGGGGCGTTGGTGAAATTGTTTTTGGCGTTGAAACTATTGATGGCTTTTATACGGCTCAAACAACATACAATGTGAATACTGCTGTTCCTTGGAGTGGTGCAGATCAAATGACATCAGCGACCGATACGGCTTTGTATTCCCCCTCCGATTTAAGGCTTGGAGAACAACCGTTAATGCTCATTACGGCTCAATACACTGGCGTTGAATTGAAATTGTTTGTCAATGGAGATTTGGTTGCTAAGTTAAATTTGGGAGAACAACGGCTGTTAAAGAATGATTCTTCGGATTTGTATATTGGCGGTCGGGGTGGAGAATTCCGAGGGGTAATTGAAAGTGTCCGTATAAACAGGGGTATTACTGCGCCTACTGTTCAGCCATTGTCTTTACAAGATGCGACAATTGGGCTTTGGGATTTCAATGATGACATAAAAATACCTAAAATCCATTTCTTCGATAACGCTTTTGAAGCATCGCCTTCTCAATCAAAAGACGGCGCAGGGCTTCACGATGGCAAAATTGACACGCCGTTTGTATTGATTGGTTATGACTTTGACCGAGGCGGCCCAAGTGCATTAGGTTCTTTTAGGATTTACGATCCTCCAACACACAACGGAACATCAATGGGTGTAAGTGATTCGTTCAAGGGTATTGAATTGCTTGGTGCTTACATTACAGGGCTTTCGCCTTATGAGGTTCGAGTTCGATATGTTGAATCAAGCCAAGTATTTGTAATTGGCGATTCTCAAGAATACACGCAAACATCTGTTGGCTATCGTTCCTCATCCACTGTTTCAAAGTCTATTCTAAACGCAGTAATCAATCAATCATGCACCCATCCAGTCACAGGACTACCAAACACGCCTTCTACAAAATTGAACGGTTTGAATGTTGAAGGTGAAACCAGCCCTCTAAATCCTATCGAGAACCCTGTTGAAAGAATACGGATACATTCTTTGGACTTTGCCAATGACAAAATTATTTGTTCATCGGTATTCCTTCAATCAGAACATTCTTCGGCGGCTAATCGTTGGGATCCTGCCGATAGAGGGTTGTTGTATAATCACGCCGATGGAACACCTGTTTGGCTTACATTAGGCAACGGCGACTTAGTGCTTGACGATGGCACAACATCGCATCATCGAACCGTAGCCGCCGCCAACGCCAACCCTCGGCTACTTGATGTGACGAGCGAAGGAATTAACTTAGCATCTGGAGGAACAGCAGGCCGACCTAAAGACGCATATACTCGCGCTTTTTTCACCCAAGGACAGCGTTTTGAAGACAAAAGCGGAGAAAAAAACACTGCTTATTTTATGGCTACGAGAAGCCGAAAACCAACAAATTATCTCGATTTAGTGAATGATACCGGCGTTTTGGTCGAAGGCAATTTGGCAAGTGACCCTTCGGAAAACCCCGACCCCCCAACCATATTTTCGGCTGAAGGAACATTTGCCCCTATTGCGGTTTTAGATGCGGGCGCACAGAATTATTCAAATGGGGCAACAGCGACCGTTTTTGTCGATACCAACTCAAACAATAACAGTTTAGATGCAAACGGGGCGGCTGATTTCAAACATAATTTTTATCCTAAAGGAACATGGGTCATGGAGGAAAACGGGGCTTATTTTAACGGCCATGATTGTTTGAAAGCAACCACAGTCGCGCTCTTTATGCTCGGTAATGCAAGCGGGAATGCAAATGCCTTTGTCACTGCGGATACGCAAGCGGGATGGTCTGTTTTTGCATACATTCGCCCCGTATGGCGATCCGGTGCGGCAACAATCTTTTTTGGGGCCGACAACGCCACAGGAACCCCTGCTTCAACAACAATCATTGAAACGGGCGGAGGAACCTATTTCATCAACGGCCCCGGTGCAGGTGCGGCAACGGTATCTCCATCCGCAACAACTCAAAGCACACTGCTTGTTGAAATCTCTTTAGATCCGCAAACAAGAAATATCTACATTTTTCATCGAGGCGTTTTGGTTCACACCTATGCGGGCGGTAGTGCTGGCGTTTCAGCCGATTTAAGCGGTTTTGTTTCTTTGTTTGGTGGAGATACCGCCGCTTCTTTCAATGCCGCAAATCCCCCCAATACCTCAATATCGGGGTCTGGCGGTGGTTCGGTGGCTGATTTTAGAGTAGCAGAAGTTTTGATATACGGTCTTGGTGGTGCGAATCATATAGCCCGCAATGCCGTTAATGGGTATTTTTTGAACAAATACGGACACCTATGAGGGATTGAAAATGGCGGAGAAATTAACCGAACCTTCTGAAGACTTTGCCGCAACTGGTTTGACGGCATACAATCTTGTAGAAGGGCAGTATTTCAATCGTAAATTACCCGACCCCGATGCTCAAGAAATCAAAAGAACAATACAAGGAATTTCTGATTCTTTCTCCTATGAAACAGATGATTTAGGCTTGAAGTCAATGATTTCTGAAAACGATTCTGTTAAAATTACAGAAGCGGTGTATAATGGTGAAGTATTGAGGTTTCAAAATCAAAGCACACTTGTTTTGGAAAACAAAGACCAATCAGGGGTGTATTTCAATCGAATGATTTATGAATCGAGCAAAGGCCAATTTGACCCATTTACAAATACAGTTTTACCCGGTTCATCGTTTGATGAAGTCATAGGAATTGCTGTGGAGGATATTCGCCCCTTTTTACTCAAAAATTTGGATATTAAGCATCGAGCCGATATGATCAATGGCAAACCTACCAACCCCACATACATTCAACATTTAACACCTGAAAAAGAATGCCGAGTCGCAGTAATCGAATTAGATATTCAAGCATTAGGTTTTACTGCCGATCCAAACCTGCCAAATCGTATTTTGGTGTATTACGATGCAATTGATTTGACCGGCGAAGTAATTGCTGGAACCTCTCTTAGTGAAAGTAATGTAAATGCTGGATTTTCTACATATCACGCTAATGGAGATAAGGGATATTTAGTCGTTAAAAAGACCATACCTTCTATGAGTAGCATATATGATTTTATCGAAGAAACGGGTGCGTTGCCCGTCACAAATAGGAGGCCATTGCGAGACATAATTATGCGGCCTTATGGTTTAGGTGTGGCGGATGCACAACTTTCAACTGCGTTGAAGGAATCGACCTACCCTCTAAAAATAACAGCACCCGGCGGCTTGGTTTCGATCCCTGTAAAGAATTTCAACAAAGAATTAAAAAGTCACACTATGGGTTCAGCACCCTTTGGTGGCATCACGCCTTCTCCGTTCATCAATGTAGATAAATGCGTAAGTGTTCAAAAAACCTCTTTACAAGGATATGGCCGACCACTTGCTGTTCCGTCGATTACTACGCCGGATGCTAATATCGAAAGCAATTACAACAATTTAACGGTTGTTTCAAGTGGTGGACTCGATCTCACCGAACATACTTCTTCTAACCCAATCCCTGCTTCTTTTTCAAGAGCAAACCTGCAAGTGTTTGACATTATCGACAATGTGATTGAAAATAATGAAAACATGTTGTTAATACACCCCACGAACAAAGACAGGCACAGTGGTTTGAGTAATTTCATTTCACTTAACGACAATTCTCTTGCCCCTTCAATCGTTTCAATTGAAAACACGGTGATGAAGGGGAGGGTTGAAGAAATCGCACCGCAAACCTCCGCAACTGGTGATTCAAAAATTGTAATCAAGGGCCGTTCTCAACTTATGGATTTAGCCGACCAGCGTTCCGAAAGAGATTTAGAATTATCGAAGGGTATGCCAGTGAAGGAGATTGGCGACTTAGGAACACCAACTGTTTCAATGACTTTAGGTGGATTAGGGCAAGGAGGAATCGACATACAAAAAAATTATGTTGAAAACCCAATTTTGAAAGGATGGAAAGATCGAATTGTCACATCAGGCAATCCTTCTGTTCGCAACGATAAGGCAACTTCTACGCTTTATGCTTCGACTCGCTCATTGGTTGAATTACCTATTTTTCCTTCAATGATGTTTGACATTGAAAAATTGTTAAAATCATCAGTAGCGAAAGGCGATCCTTTGCCAACCGACAAATCCACTACGCTTACCATAGATTGCACTATGACTGCAATGAACCGCCCGCAAATGTCGGAGTATGAAAACCGGTTTTCAAAGGATTGGGGGATGTATAAGCCGTGTGCTTCATTGAAAGTAAATGACGCTTCACACGGTCAGAAAATCCGTTGCATGAAACCTTCAGTGCAAACAGTGACTATTGCAGGCTCGGCATGGGATACATCGGCTACCGATTATGAAATTGATTTGAGATGCGCTACGGCTGGATTTTTAGTGGGTATGTCGGTGTTAATTGGCGAAGGAGGTTTTCTCGCCGCATATCCTCATGGGATCTCCGGCGTAATCACTGCGGTTGCTTCATCCTCCGCAATGACAGTGAAAGCCTATAACCCGCTTGAAACAACGGAGATAAACAGCCATCCTTACCGGCGAGCATTGAGAAGCGGCGCAACTACCTCGACAATTTATGCAGGCATTCCTATTGTTCTTGGTGACATATTGCATGTGCCGGGAATGACAACAAATACTTCGGGAGATCGAGATACAGTGCGAGGTCGTTTAGCAGGCTCTATTCAATCGGCAATTGGCTTGGCATCAACTCAAGTGCAAACGGACAAAGACGATTCGCATAAAATATGGATACATTCGGATGGCCCAGATATGGGCGCATTTGAAGTCGATCCTTTAGAGAATTACATGCCGCGTAATGACCGGCCTTTGATACCGGATATTGAATGTCGCTCGGCGGCGTTGAACCTTATTGGAAAAGGCAGTAGCGGAGATGCGAGATATGTTATGCCTATGGATTTGAATTTGAGCGAAATTGCATCAAGTAAAGGTGATTTTGAAAGTGCATTTAATGAAATAATTCGTCGTATAAATCAAGCCGGACACCCTGATGCAAGGAATTCAGCAGGTGGCAGTGCCTTTGACCCGCCTTACATTTTTACAAGCGGCTATTCAACCTCAATCGACACTGGCTCTCACATGGGATATGTAAGGGCGTTTGCAGGTAAAGCAGTAGAAAGCAAAAACGGAGAGAAGGGTTTTAGCATTGTAATTCACAGCACCGTTCCGGGTGCGGCTGGTCGCAACTTTGCTATTTGGATTGATAACAAAAGCCCAAATCCTTATCGGCCAAGTAGAGCGTTTGGGTTTGGCGGTTTAGTCGCTACAAATAGCCGACATTTCAAAGCCAATTCATTCCCTGCGCCATTGCCATTAGGTGATGATGGAGAAACATATTTGCCAATTACTACCTTTACAGGTGCGGTTCACGGTTCTCAATTGTTCAACCCAGATAACACGGTGACAACATATCCTGATGTTCGGCGTAGATATGACGGTATAGGGTCGCATACAGTGGTGAATACTGTTGTTTCGCCCACTGTAAAGCGTATTGGGGCTACTACAATGAATGCGGCGGCAAGTGCGACTCATACCATGATTGCACCGTTGCCAGCCTTGTTTAGCACAGGTGCAACTCCCCCTCAAATCTCTTACTTGGCAATAGAAGGCAAAGGTATAGATCATTGGTTTCGGACATTCCGAAACATGAATGAGTATCTAAGCACGACGGTTGGAATCATAAGGGTAAATGGCCGTTTGGCCGAATTTAGGTCGATGACGCGTAATCCTCTAAACAGTAATGACTTTGGCGAGGATTGCGTTTTTCTTAAAGAGATTACGCCTTACAAAGAAGTGGGGGGGTTCTACGATGAGTTTTGGGCCGATGAAACCGATGGTGGCGGTAATGCCGTATCTACTGCTCAAGAAGTCGAAGTCGAAATCATTTGGCCGCCAAGAGATAGTCAAGGAATTCTGTTCTTTGGCGGAGGCCATACGGGGGTTGTTGCCGATATTGCGGATGGAACAGGTCGAAATTATGAAAATGAATACAAGCACTATTATTCAAAACCCATAGTTCCCGGCGTGTATAACACTGGTGCAACTATTGTAAGTGGAGGGAATAACAACCTGCCTACGACTGAAAGCCTTGGAGGTTTTGTTGGATTTCAAAATTTAGGAGATATTTCAACAGCATCCTCTATTTTAGATTTCACCGACATAAAGAACGAAGACACCATAAATGAGGCATCATTAAGAGGATTTCACCATAAAAGCGAATTAGACTACGCAGGTAAATTGACCGATCTTTGTTTTCTTTATGCTCGGTTGAATAAAACAATTAGTGGCAGTAAAAACCAAGACGGAACACTGTTGGTAAATGATTTGGATGATTCACCTTTATGGGTGACTACAAATGGCACTCTTACTGCTGTTAATGGCCCTGCCTACAATGCGAATAAGGATTCGGAGAGTAAAGGCTTACCTATCGGTCATGGAGATTGCGTGGCGTTATTTGATAGCACAAATGCACCAGCAATATATACTTACAATGGCGTAAAGAACATTGATACTGATAATTTTACAATCAGTGCGTGGATAAAACCAACCGGCACAGGATCTTCGGCATTTTTTTCGGGGCCAGTAATTCACGGTATCAAGTCTTCACTTCCTTGGGGTTTGCATATTGGGGGCGCAACGGGCGGGACTGATTTAGGCAACATTTACATCGCTTTGACTACACCCTCTGGTGATGCAAACCACCCTGTTGATGTGATGCTTTTGAATCCCCCAGTGCCGAGGGATGCACTAACATACGCGGCGGGGGATTGGATCAATATCGTGATTGGAAAAAACCAAGGCCAAGGTTTTTGCTTTTTGGGTAGCACTGGCGCGTTGTATTTGAACCCCGGAGGAACCCCTTCGCATACAAATGCTCTTGTTGATATAACCGGATACATGGTTGTCACCAAAGACCAGCATTACAAAGGCATTGGCCCTGCCGCCTCACCGAACAATGATTCAGCCGGATTTAGAGTAAATCAAACCGGTTCAGCCGATCATCCGGCGGTTTTATCTAATCTCGCTAATGGTAAAAGACAAAACGAAATGGTGACAATTGGCATGGCATTGATTGGTGCGCCAGACATTGAGGTAGATCCGGGCGCAGGGGGAATTCCGGGTCAGCCTGTCACGGATGGGGAACCAATGCTTAGATTTGGAACGCCTGCATCAAGCGGTTATTTTCACGAAGTCGGTGACAACAACACGGCAACAAGATATTATGGAACGGTGGCTTCGTCATTGGCAACAGGGGCCAACCATGCAGGCCCAATTCACTTTCAAGGTGGTTGTTTGGCAGATGTCGCAGTATTCAAAAGAGGGTTGTCTTTTTCAGAAGCAACAATTCTTTTTACAGGCAAGGGAGTGTGGTAATTATGACTGAAACAATCATTTACCGAAAAAAGATTTATCCCTCAAAGAACACTTCATTGGGCGGTAATGCAACCGGTTATCCGCTTTCTGGTTTTTTAGCGATGCACTTTACCTATCCCGATCTTGAATACGGCGATGACATTACCACATGGCAATTTGGTTCGACTTCAAACAATTGGAAGCAAGGACTTCAAGTAATAATTAAAACCCCCTTTGCCGATTCAGGGGTGCATTTTACAACAGGCACTAATTTGTTGAACATAGATTTAGCGGCGGCGGCCACTGCTTCTTCAATGTCGTTTGATTTAGGCACTGAAAGAGCAACTCGATATATTGCCGCCCAAATCAACGCTCATCAATCGCAACAAGTTTCAACCACAGGCGCAACAAAATTGCTAAAAGCCCGATATGTCCGAATGTCAAGTCGGCCTTCGTGGGATACTGATGCGCCGGTTCAAATTTCGGCAACTCAAATTGTAGTCAAATTTACCGAACACACTTTACTTGGTGGTCGCCATTTTGAGAGAGGCTATCCTTCTGATTTGCCCCAATCGGGAACAATTGTCGTTTTGGTGTCCGGCACTGAAACCACTTACAATTATACCGCAATAAACGAGTATAACCAAAAAGGATATGCTATTTTGACTGTTTCGGGGTTGCCTTCTACATCAACTCCGGCTGTTCCGGCAAATTGGACTACGGCTAAAATTACTGGCGAGCCGGAAAAACACACTATTGTATTCTCATGGAATCGAAACAGAACGGGTGATGATGGCTCAACTGGTTCGGCTGATTCAAACACCGACATTTATTGGAGTCCAGCAAACATGGGGCCGGTGGTTCAAGGCGTTGGCGGCGTTCCTTTATGGAAATTGATTGCGAAGCCGATGGATGGTGGCAATATGGCTTTACCCTCGCCTAATCGAGTGTATAGAGGCGGAGGGGGCAAAGCAGGTGTCACCGAGGTAAGCGGGGGCGGTTATTGTCGCTTCTCTATCGAAGGTCTAAATTCTTGTTATTCACCTGCTGTTCCTTCACCAGACTACAACATTACAGAAGCAACAATTGAAGGGATTGTCGAACCGGGTCAAGCAATAGTCACCAATGACGATCCATTGCACATCGAGCCGCTTGAGTATGGTTCAACTATGCGGGCAAAAACATCAATTGTTCAGTATGAAAATGGCTACACTTCAAATTTCAATAGCGTTGAAAATACAATTGGTTCTTCAGGCAATAAATTAGGTAATGCCAATGTTTTTCACGACGACAACACCAAGAATAAAGGTTTGAGGTCTTCGGTTTCAAACCTCATGTATGCTCGACCGTTCCGTTTGACAGATACAATCAATACAAACACTGTTGAAGACATGTTAATCTCAAATGAAGAAAAGGTCTTTGATGACATAGATGTTATTGACGATCAAGGCAATGTATTGATTTTACAAGGCGGTTCTCCATTTGGAACAGTGATTAAGGATTATGCGATAACAACAAATCGTAAAAGAACCGATTCTACCGATGAAGCATTTGGCCCCTCGGCCCCCAATGGTTTGTTTGAACCAAATATGCAAATTCAATTGCCCGACGACAAAGAGATACCGGGTGAAATCTTTGTTCGCACAGGTCACGACAGGGTTCAAGCATGGTCGAATAAATCATGGGGCATGGGTGGCTTGGCGGCCCCCGACCCTCGACCGGCTGGTGTTCCTGAAGCAAATAATGAGCCGTCGCAATTTGATACGCATGATCGAATGCTAATTTTTCACTGTAAAAGAATCCGTCATGGTAGTGCAGAATTAGTTTCTGGCATTGAATACAATGCAAGCCTCGATTTAAACAGCCTGCCAAGCGGTAGCACCAGATTCTTTACAGCGCATAGGGCGAGCGACCATGCGGAACGGGGCGCGGTTCTAAATCAAACAACAAACGGCACATTAGCCGCCACTAAATATCCTCATCATCGAATTCGGTTTGGCCGCCAAGGTCATTCTTTCGTAAGCCCTGTGGGTCATCGAGGAACACCAATGGCGCATAGACGGCAATTGCATCGTTCATTTGGTTCATCTTATTCGCTTATGTTTGAAGCCAAAACCGAAAATAAGCACTTTGGTTTTGGTAATGGCGAATCCTCTAATTCGACTACTCGATTTAATTTAGACACCTTGGAAACAAAGGGCGTTGGTGGATATACAACAAACGCAGGTTCTTTTTCAGGAGATGGGTTGCCTACAACTGAACATCTTGTCGGATCTCGTTTGCATAATCATAAAGCCCATTATTCTTCAATAGCACCACGAACAAATTTAGATTATTTAATTGCGCCGGGACAAAAATACACTAAGGTTGCTGGTTCTCCCGAAAAGGTTTCTCAAGGAACATTGGTTGAAACCGGAATTAACAATGTAAAACGACCCACACATTTGACTTTGACCGATTCTTTGTCTTTGACAAATAGGGCAAACACAGCAAGCGAATTCATGGTAAATGGATTTTTATTGGGGAATCCTTCTATGATTGGCGGGAGGCCCGAACCCCCCACTGCTACTTATTTGACATCAACTGCGGCTTCTGTAAATCAATGGTCTGTAAGAGGGGCGAATGAAGGCGTATTAGTGCCTCGGTCGGCAACAGAATTGGCAACAACTCCGCCATTGATATTACATGACCCCGATTCGCTTAATATGGCGGCTGTTCCTATTTATGGCGGCTCATCATACACCGTTTCAGCACATACCGACATGGGGCTAATGAAAGACTCCGATACAAATACTGGCGCAACCCCCGACGCGTTCCTTTGCACATGGTTGGCCGAATACAGCCACCCTGCTCTTTTAGGAACCTCAAGAGAGCATTACCTTACATTCCGCTATCGAGAAGCGGGAATGCCAAGAGCAACAAATTACCCTGCAACAAACGGCTTGTTCTTGAGAAATTATTCTAATCAATCTACTGCTGGACTTGCTGTAAATGCAAAACCGTTTGAGATGCTTTATGTCAATCAGTGGAGACAGAATTATGGCTACAATGGTTTGAATGCCGCCGGTCATGGGAATATCGAAGGGATTCGTTCAGCAGGTGCAGTGTTGATGGGCCACACTGGTTTGGCTGAACCTGAAGGAACCATGCAAATTCTTGATTCGGTTGGGAATTTGTTTGGGACTGCCGCTATGAGAAAAACAAGAGGGGAGGGAATTGGTGACGGTTTAGATCCAAACCAAGACAGTGCGAGAGTCACTATTGATACCGACTCCGATGGAGTGGCTACAAGTAAAATCAATTATTTGGTTAATCCCTCAACAGCAATCAACTATTCTCGACATTTGCCGGTTCGTGCGTGGGGGGCGAGAACAACCTCCGATGCACTTGACATGCTGGCAGGCACACCCACCGAAACAACAGCAAGCATGGAGAGCGTATTTGGAAAGGGGCGTTTTGATGGAGGATTACATGATACAATGAATGATATTCCTAATGCTACAACACATGGTTCTCAATGGATGACTCCTACGCAAAAAGCCATAAATGCCACTAAATCAACTCCAATTGGATTTGTATTCTCCGGCGAAACCGTTGAAGCAAACAAGTTCATGGGGATTTCAAAAACAACAAACAAGCCGTTGTCGATTAGTGACGAACCGTTGGGGATAGGTCGCAAATTAAAATTAGAAACATTCGGAACAACCACCCCTACTGCTCTTGCATCAGGTCATTGGGATTTGAAAGAACAAGAAGTGCGGCCATCAACATTACCGATTTCCGGCACTGTTCTTTGGCTTAAAGCGGGCGATTTAGATTTAAAGGATGGGGAGGCAATAACCGAATGGGCCGATTCAACCGGCAACGGTCGAACATTTGTTCAAGGCACTTCATCATCTCAACCTACATTTGTTGCATCCGATGGAGATTTTAACAGCCATCCTGTTGTTGATTGTGACGGTGGAGATCAATTAGTGATGGCGGCTTTTGATGCGGCTTTGAATCCAAGCCAAATGACTATGTTTGTTGTAGCCGCATCAGACACAGATGGCAACAGTCATCAAGGTGTTATTGAATCTCGTTCAAGTTCACCTGTCGCAAGATCGGGATACAATTTATACGCCAGATGGTCTGGTTCAAACCGTTGGTCGTTTTGGACTGGTTCAAACAGCGGTTGGACTCAAAGAGGTTCAACAACCGATTTAGCATTAAATCGAGCCGACATTGTATCGTGTATCATTAGTGGAGGCGACGGTGCGGGTGCAACTGCGACTACAACCCTGCGATTAAACGGAACGCAAGAAGCAACCGGAACGGCGGCTTTCTACAAATCAACGGCTGATGCGGTGGGGATTGGAAATGTCCCTTCATCGTTTTTCCTCAAAGGTCAAATAGGTGAAATAATCATTTACGATAGGGCTTTATCGGCAACTGAAATTCAACATGTCGAAGCCTATTTGTCTTTGAAATACGACAAAACATTGCCAACCGCCCACGCATACTCTCAATCGGCTTTGAATATGATACCTCAAAACAAAGGAACCGATCCTTATGTTGATTTAGTGCAATTTACCGGTTCGCTCACATACAATCAAGAAGAGTCGCCAAATGCGTTCAAACAAGAATTGATTGCAGGCGCAGGTAGATTGGGACAAGCGGGCGAACACTATTCGCTCAAAGGTTCGGCTTTACACCAAAATGCGGCGGCAGTAGCAAACCATTCTTCCGATACGCATTATCCTATCACTGGTTGGGGTTTGAAAAACGCTTATGCCGCCGCACCTATCCCTCTTTCTGAAATATCCGATCACCGGCAAATACAGTCGAGAGGCGAGCCTCGGCTTGGAATGGTAATTGAAACCGAATCCGAAAGAAATGCGGCGAAAAGAACAGATTATCAAGTCACAGGCACTAAATCAGTATCCTTGCATAGCGATTTAGCAATAGGGCAAATGTTCCCTGTATTGCCCGCATGGGGCAATAATACAAGTCGTCGGCATCAAGGTATGACAACTGGTGTTCGCTCAAATCCCGCCGCCGGATCTCTTTATACAACTCCTACCGTTGCTATGAGTCACGAATACCCCTATTGGTCGCCAGATGGGAATGCGGCGAAGGGGCCAATTACGGTTTCAAATGATACAGTGCGAGTCGATGCTCAAACGCATGGCATGGATTATTGGTCGGTGCGTGGTGCGGCTGATATGCCAGCGTGGGGCGGCGTGTATATTCTAAGAAAGACATATCTAAACCGTGTTGAAGAGTCTTTGAACAATGAATCCGTTCTTGACGGGGCTTTCGCTCAAGCGCACCAGCCACAAAGAAAATACATTGATTATGTTGTTCGCTTGGTTCGACCATTGAAAATGTATGGTTGGGCTTCAAACCTACAAAGCGATGGTTGGGTTTTGGGGGCAAATGCCTCCACAGTCAATACCGGCGGATTAGGTTTTCAACCATTTACACGCGACAAGAGATACGGTGTTTTTGAGATAAACCAAGATCGTGATTTAGGGGCGATTGATTTTTTGGCATCTTCAAGCGGTGCTTTGAAAATGGAATGGCCTGATGCAAACGACCAAACGGCTGTTTGGCACTTGATACCCTCCGCAAACATGCTACAACACTTCAAATCCGATGCAAACCGAAAGCAACAGGGAGAGTTTATTCCGGCGGTAGAGGCTCGGTATTCTCAATCAACAGTATCGGGTGGCAACGAAGTTTTGTATCAATCGGAATCGAGTTATGAGGTAGATGGAACGGGTAATGCTGGCGATTATGCCAAGAGGGATCAAGAGTTCAAAATGCAACAACAAAAAACAATGCTTCGTGATTATCCTTCTGTTGTCGCTCTACAAACCTTTACTGGTGGCGGTGCAACATCTCGCACTTACCTCTTAGAACAAACAGTAAGTCTCCCCTCTTCAGGAACACTTTCGGTAATTGGTAAAACCGGAAAATTGACCTACACAAGTGTTGATGGGCGGCTTTTGAAAGGCGTGAACAACGAGATTACCTCATACGAACACGGAGATGTTTTGTTCCTAAACGATGGAACAGCAACAGCCCAAACCATTCAAAACAAAAGGTCATTTACGCCTTCACTGCCTACTGCGCCTTCTTTAATTGATAACGCCGTTGTCTTGAACAAAATATCGGACTTCACTTGGAGAAATTGGGACAATGTGACAAATAAGGTGGCAAAAACAAATCTATCCTATCGTGGGCTACTTGAATACAGTCCAAGCGATTTCATAATGGGATCTCAAAGGCCGTTGCGATTGTTTGATGGCAAGGGCGGAGGCGTTGTCGAGGAATATATTCGTTCAAGCATAATCCAAGATAACATCGGAACCGAAAATGGGGAATTCCCGCCTTATTTAATTGATTCAAATGAAAAATTATATCGGGTTTCTGGCATTGATGCTGAAACAAATGTAATCGCTATTAGGAACATTGATGGCGACTTAATCTCAAAAGAAATAGCAATTGGAGAGGTATTGACGGGTCAATATGGTTTCATTGGACTTAGAACCTCCGATGCGGCTTTGAATTTGTTAAATGATTCGGCGGGAAACATCGCTGGATTTTTACCATATCCTTCAACAGACATAATCAAAAACCAAGGGGCAAAGTATTCAAATGAAATTGGCGCAAACCCTGTATTGAGCCTAATGAAACAACATAGTGGAGAGTATGTGGCTCGCAATATCAAAGGTTTAAACATTCTTGAAGTCATTAAGTCATTGACTGAAATGGATGGCAGGCAATTGGTCGTTGAAGAAAATGGTGCAATGATTTATTCTCGTAGCACCTTTAGAGAAACAAACATTCGTCTTGGTTTGGATAGCGGGGCGAGCGATATTCAAGTAAGTAAAATGTTTGATTCACCAAATCAAGTCGTGATTATAGGGGATATTGTTGCTGAAAACGAAAGAATTGAAGTGACAGTGAAGGATTTGGAAAAAATGAGATCCGCTTCAGGCTCAAGTCCAAATTCTAATTTAGTAAGGGTTTTGAAGAAAGAAGTGCCGGGATTGAAAACAAATAAGGAAGCACTGCGAATCGCCAAGTCATTGTTAAGTCGGGCCGAAAATGGTGCGCCTTTGATTACAATAAATGGTTTGCTCAAAGCCTCATCAATCATTCCCGGCGACATGGTTAAAATTGATTTGCCGACTCATGGAATCCGAGGCACATTCGCCGTCTTTGAAGCAACTCATTATCAATCTCTTGGGACTACCGATTTAATTATCGCTCAATATGAAAAAGGAATTGAAGGACTACTTTCGGACATTCAAGTGGCAACAGGCAAAAAAGACAATAGCAAGAGAAAGGCAAAGGAATCCAATGAATTAAATGAGATTTCTTTAAGTGGTTCAGTCAAAATAATCGCTGTCGCCAAAATGTATATTCGCACCAACAACAAGCAAAATTTCATCATTGGGGCTAAATATGACGGCGGTTTAGGTCGGATTGGTGTTGCCGATAACAATAAGAAAGCAAAGCCTCTCGGCAATAGTAAGAGCCGGTTCTTTGAGGTGAAATGAATGCCAATTTTAGATTCAATTAAAGCCGCTTTAACCGACCACCTGCAAACATTGATTTCAGGTGTAAGCCTTGGCTCATCCGGTGGCAATTCTTCATCGAGAGATGCGGGCGTTGGCAACGGCCAATTATCAGTCACCCCTGAAGTCACACGGATTGATGATCGAACCATTGCGGTCACTGCTCTATTCGATACTCAACAAATCGCTTCTTCTGAAATAATGGAATTAGCAATACACGGCGACACCTCCTTAGACACGCCAGCGTTTCGTTCAACCTTTTTACCGATTACAAAGGACTCAAATACCGAGGTTCGCATTGATGTTTTAATGGAGGTGCGATAATGGGTAATACAAACCTTGCCGAAGGACACTTGAAGACCGCTACTGGCGTGTCATACCAAGCAGACGGTTTGAGAGACACCGATGTTTTAACAAGCCCCACATTGACTAATTTTGTCGAAAGAGGATTCTTGAACGGCATTGTTCCTGTGACAATGAGTGCTTACAATAACACTGCCAGAAATGATGCGAATACCGGCAATTGCGTGGTTCGTTTAGTCGGCTCGCTTGGCTCGGCAAATCAAGTAATTGTTGATGCTGGAACCGTTTGTTTAGATGGCATGTTTTATTCCGTATCTCAAACGACATATACCGTTTCATCCAACACTGCCAATCTCGACAGCACCCATTCGGGTTCGGCAATCTCTAATCCATCAGGTGCAAACGAAGAAGCAATAATGCTCGTCTATATCGATCCAACTAAAAATAACAACATTGGTTTGATTTACGGGTCGTTTGTAGATACTGCTTCGGGGCTATTTCCTTCATCTCCCTCGGCACATCTAAATCAGCAATCAATTGTTTTAGCATCCATCCGTGTCGGAAAGGGTTCAACCGCAGTAGTAATTGTTGGTGTTGAAGACAAAAGAGTATTCTTTAGACCCGGCCCTTATCCTTTAGCAAAACAAATTCATTCAAATGGCTCGGCGGCGCATATCCGCAACGATCACATTGCTGGATTCAATGCGGCTAATTTGCCTATCACTGGTTTAGGCCACCTTTACGCTCGCGACCCTGCTGGATTTCACGGTGGAGTCGAACATGGTTCAGGGCAAACACATTTGTTCTTTCAAGGAGATCAAGGCAGTGGAACATTGGCTGGTGGCGGAGGTTCATATCAATTGACACCTGTTCACCGCACTTCTCGGTGGGAGGGAACCTATTCGTCATTAACAGCAGGCAAAATTGTTTATGGCTCTACAATTCTTTTCGCCCCTCTTCGCAGTGAAGAAGCAGGGCAACCGGGATATTTGGTGAACATTCAAATGTATGCAAACACTACTGGCGGCCTATCGAGGACATTGATTCAAGGAGTCGATTATACGGTCGCCGCCGATAAAATCACTATTGCGGCCCCTTCTGGTTGGGCCACTGCCGCACCCTCTTTGACTCATATTCACTTAACTTATGTTCATTCGTGCCACCACGCATGAGGTGTTTGATTGATTAAAAAATACCGAAACAAAATCTCTCAAACATGCCCTTCATGTGAAACAAATGTTTTGGCAATTAGAATCAATGGGTTTTATGCGGGCAATCGCGACCGAGTTTTTTTATGGCAGTGTCCTTTATGCGACAATATATGGGAAGGCGCACGACCGAGGCTAAAAACCGATATGATCTCCACTATACTCGTTTCAAGCACAACATTAGAATAAAAATGCCCGCAAGCATTAGATATAAGACAGTATGTAGGCGGTGCAAGAAGGCACAGGCTCATTCGTCAAAATGCACTACTTGTTTAATCGAAGATGCTTTAAAATGGACTAAACCTTATTGAGATGAAATTATGGATTGCCCTAATTGCCAAAATCGTTTAGTCCCTCACGGTAGGGGCAAAAACACAACCCTTCTTTGTAATAAGTGCGGTAAGAAACACGCTCTTGGGTCGTTGAACAAATCCGCTTTTGATATTGGCTTTTCCTTTCTAAAAACAGAAATAAACCGAGTTAAAAAGCCGACACCAGATGCAGAAGCCGGTCGCCATTCTTGCGCCGAATGCAATGGTGAAGGACAAGCAATACCTTGTAAAAGATGCAATACTGTAAAAACACCTTTCGGTAGTCAAAGAGTCACTAAGCCTTCGCAAAGAAACAATAAAAATTATACAATTCTTCGCTCAAATATCGAGAAAAAGCGCAACGGTGATCCTTGTTGGAATGGCTATGAGCAAGTCGGTATGAAGATGAAAAATGGCCGAAGTGTTCCTAATTGCGTTCCGATTAAAGGCGTTAAAAAGTCATGCGGTTGCGCCACTTGCGGAACATTAGTAAAAGCACTAATCTCCAAAAAGAAAGATAAGCCTTTTCACGGCTATAATCCAAACAAGCACAGTCGAAAAGGCGGCTTGAATGCGAAGGGTCGAGCAAAGGCCAAACGTGAAGAAGGTGCTAATCTAAAGCCACCAGTCACTACCAAGCCGAGTAAATTGAAACCCGGTTCAAAGAAAGCAAAGCGTCGAAAATCATTTTGCGCCAGAA